TGCATCATGAGATACTTTTCCATTCCCGAGGAGTACATAGATCTTCATTGCGATCTTACACTTCACCTCAACAGCGCTCTCGGGCACCTTGGTATCATGCGAACCTCGGGACAGTGGTGCACCTACTTGTTCAATTCGTGGTTCAATGCTGCGTACTTCGCTCTAAAGTACGAGTATCCTACTTCCGTTCCCCGAGGATTCTCCGGTGATGACATGTTCATCTTATGTGTCCCGGTTGAACGTTCCAGTTGGTCCCGACTATCTCCTTATTTTTCTTTAGTCGGAAAACCCGTGTTCCAACGTTTTCCCGAATTTTGCGGCTGGATTTTAACCTGTCATGGAATTATTCGTCATCCTTATTTGATCCTCTTGAAAACCATTTATCACCAACGTCACGGTACCTTGCCAAAAGTACTTATCAATTACTTTTTGGAACATTCCTTCACTTACCGTCTCGGTGATGCCATCCACGATTGCTTGCCGCCTGATTTGGTTTCTGCTCACGGTGAATGCTCACGCATTTTCTTATCGCATGCTCGTGACATTCCTGAGTTCCTCTTTTCCAAGAACCGTGTCACTCATGATGCAATATGTCCAGTTGAATTGCCAACGCAACTTACCAAGCGTGTCTATTCGATGGATTGGCGTCATGTTCCTGGTAGCATACGCTCCCGTCTGTTGGGGTTATGAAAGCGTTTCTTCATGGTGGTTATATGTATTTTCTAAACTTGATGTCTGACCTTCCATCCGCTGACCAAATCACTCAAGTTTGTCTTGCTGTTCAATTCCTTCTCGAGACTCCTCCTCGCCAAGCCGTCCAAATCCTTCCCCACCTTTTGGCCATCGTCGAATATTTCGGTTCTACTAATACTCTGTCTTCTTCTGAACGCCCTCACGTGCCAATCAACTTCACCCCCATCTCCACTTTCCTCGAGTACCTCTTCAAGACCGACCTCCGAGAGCTCCCAGGACCCATCGCGCTCATCAAGCCCTTCATCGAGACCCGACTCACCTATTCAGAGACCATAGTCACTAACGCCGAAGACTCCGATCCGACAGATCTTGAAGGTGTTGAAACATAATGCAAGTCGAAGAACCTAATGTCGAGGCCTCAGAACAACCAATTCGAGTCAGTGCGACCTCTCTCGTCCCTACCATCGTCCCTTCTCTCTCAAGTAATTTCGCATTCGACATACCTTTCTATATCGGTGATTTCACTGGTGGTCCTGCTGGGAAGTCTCTCAATCGTGATTTGCTCTCACCGACGCAGTTCCCTGACCATGCTGCTATTGTGCGTGGTTTTGCCAATGTGTTGGTCACTTCTCAAGTCAGCTATCTTGGACAACGTGTCACTGGAGCTAC